TTCGACATCGGCAGTTTTTGATAAGTCATACCACCGCTAAGGACTGCAACGCGGCCGAGATTCACGCGGGAGAACCGTTGTTCCCATTCATCCTTGATGCGTTGCTCTTCGTTCTGGCTGATCTCGCCGGGCGCTGTGAGAATGCCGCCGGGCACTGAACTATTTTGGAATAGAAGATTTGAAGCTTTTTGCGCACTGATGCCGAGCATCGATGCTAAGCCGCTGGCGAAGACCGGCGGCGTGCCGACGAGCGGATGAAAAAGACAATTGCAGCGATCGTGAATGATCTCGCGTGCCGGCACGGTGATTTCAGTGATGCCGGCGAGATAATCGGTCATCAAACGATAGAATATGCTGCCATCTTCGGAGATAAGCGGCACCACACGCATTGGATCGAGCACATGCAAATCGGTGACGATGTTGCGTGCATCGCGAACTTTCAACACATAAGTATTGCCGCGGCTAAGTTTGGAAAGCATCCAATTTTCATAGAATTGGTTACGCGTCTGATATTCATTCGGCCGCCGCAACACCGGGGAAAATGCTGGATTACTCGTCTCCGACCAGATACCGGCAGCATCTTGTGCGGTAAGCTTCACACGGAGCTTAGCGATGTCGCGGGCAATCAGGGTCTTGCAAGCAAAGTCGGCGTGAAACGACGCTGCCAGATCGTTATTGATCGGAATGTCGCGCTGCCAGGCGCCAGTGAATGATTCATAGACAATAGGATAGGACGTAAGGTATCCAGTGCTATACGGCAGCGACGTGAGCGCTGCTTTTTGCTTCGTGCCGGTGAACGGAATCGGCAATCCCAAGACTTTCATCTGTCTCTCGTTAAAAAAACGGGGAAAGAACACAGGAGGCGGTTCTTTCCCCGAAGAAGACAGCTATTCTTTACGTTTTGCCGCCCTGGTCTCGTAACCGTGCGGCCCGACTGGTTGACCAGCGACAAGAGTTTTCTCGACGACGACGTTTTCGCCGCTCTTGTCGTCTTCTTTCGTTTCCACGTGAATGCCGATCCGCGCGAGGTCATTTTCCTCTTGCGTTGGTGTTGGCCGCGATTCGGCGACGCGCTTCATCGCTTCCTCGTTAGCCTTGTTCACTCGCTCGCGTTGTTCCTGCATTGCCTTGCGAGCAGGGCCTTCATCTCTTTTCTGTGCCATGTTCATGGCCTCCTATTGTGAGAGTTGAAAGAAAAAGCCGCGTTGGCGCGGCTTAGTTCCAGGTCATGCCTGTCATCCACGAGACAACACCGCTGCGTCGCAGGCCCCAATTGAGATCGAGTAGCATGCGAATGCCGATCGTATCTTGCTGCCAGAGCGAACGAGCCGGTGCGCCGACGACGTTCGGCGTCCCGACCGTGCCGAGTTGCGCCGGTGCCGTATCGTCGAAGACTAGCGTGGCCTCCATTGACACATCGAATCGCGGCGTATCGCCGGTGACGGACACGAAATCCGCAGCATCAAGCAGGAACATCATGTCTTGCGGCACGGTGGCGCTTTGGATGACCGGATAGCCTTGCAACCGTCCGGCCGCGAGCTCGTCCTTGAACGGGAATTGCCCGCCGCCGGCGACTGCGGGAAGCAACGAGGCTGCCAACACATCACCTGGATTCATGATCCATACAGGGCTGCGTAGGTTCCCGTTGGTGCCGGTGATCAGCGCCGTCGTCAACAGGCGGATATCGCCGATCAATGCCGTGATGGTGCCGCCGGCCGTTGGTGTTTGGCCGGCCACGCCAGCACGCAAGCCGGCGGGTCTCGTCGTTGTGGCCGCCGTTGCATCGAGTAGCACGGTATCGATCGCGACTGCGGTATCATCTGCCATTGCCTGCCGAATTAACCCGTCGATATTCGGCGTGCTGTGCTCCGCAAGTTCGCGGGTAAACGTCGAGATCACGCCCATTTTTTTCGGCGTGAAGCTGATCGACGTGAATGCACCTTGACGCACGGGAATAGGCGCACCCTGAGCGACGAAGCTTCCGGCAATCGTCGGTGTCGATGAGCGTGTCGGCATGACTACGACGCCATTCGTGCCGAAAGTGAATTTGACACCTTTCGCCGCCACATTCGGATAAACCGATAGCGGCATCAACGCGGCAAAGTAGTCTTGTAGCGAAGTCGCGACGAGCTGGCTGGCCCATCCCGAAGTCACTGTGTCGGCCGGGATCGTCGCAGTTTTGAAGATCGCATTCATCACCGCGCGCGTCGGTTCATAATCGCCGAATTCGTCTCTGAGGATGTCATACGGCGATTGGTGAGTGAAATGTGCCTTTACCCTACAGACCAGCGCATGCCAGACGTTATCCTGCAACTGCCTCTTTACTTCTGGCATTGCATAGACATCGTATCCGCCACGAAGCACATGGGCTTGTTGGACATTCTCGACTTTGGTCACGGCCTTAGCAGTTGAGACTTTCGATTGCTCGAGCTTGCGCAATCGCACAAGATCCTTATCGATCGCCTCGACCTCGGCAGAAAGCGTATCGAATTCTTCCTGTTCGTCCGGCGTCGAAGTGCGATCTTCATCAAGGCTTTTTTGCATCACGGCATCCATGCGAGCAGCGTTGGCTGCGCGCTTGGCTTCCAGCGCCGTGATCTGTTCGGCGAGAGTTTTCATCTTTCGGCCCTCCAAGGGCTTGGGTTTCGATTGTCCCGCGACGCCGGGAGGGTTTGCACGAACGATATCGCGTGGCGTTGCTTGGCCTGACGCGGCCCGCTGCGCGATATCGAGTGATTTGATAGTGGCGATCGTCGCTTCCTGATTTGCCGGAACCGTCACGGTCGACAGCTCTAGCCAGTCCCATTTCGTGAAGCGCATGCCCTTCGTTTTCGGGATGACTTCGTGCTCGATAGGTATGAATCCGATGGATAGGCCCGGCACGAGGCCGGCCTTGATCAATTTCCATTGCCGATCGATCTCGTCGGTTACGCCCTTGGCGATCTTGGCGATGATCTCGATACCGGCCTTCGTGATTTTGGCGGCCGTGACCTGACCGATCGGCTGATGCGAATCATGCTGCCAGAGCAGCGGGATCGGCAGCTTAAATTGTGCGCCTGCAGGCTCGATTACATCCTCGAGCCGATCCGGCGTCGGCGTTGTCGCCATGCCAATGATTGTGCGTGTTTCATCGTCCGCCTGCTTAATCGAAAGCAGGCTATAGGCCCGGTTCATCATGATGGTCAGTCCTTTAGGCGAAAAACAATCGGCATTCCGGCCGCTTCTGCGCCGATGGATTGAGCGCGAGCAGGGCGCAGGCATTGAAGAGTGCCATCAGCGGATCGATCTTGCCGAAGCCGCTATCGTCGCGCGCGATGCGCATTCCGGTCGGTGTCGGCACGATGCGGGCATTGCCGGCACACCAAGTCATAAGCGCTTGGCCGCCATGTTTGAATGAACCATCAATCAACTTGCGCTCGACCGTCTTGATCGCACCCATCAATGAGATGCCCTGGCGGACGCCGACGAGAAGATCCTTCTCCTGCGTGACACCGATCCGGGCTAGGGCATCAACGATGCCACCGATGCCGATTGCATCGACACCGACGCCCGCCAGTTTCTTGCTTTCCTTCACCTTCTGCACGATGTCGGTCACGAAACTAATATCGTCAGGCAATTCCTCGACCACGGTGAGGTCGCCATCGGCCTGGAACTTGTCATAGAATGCGGTGTTGGCCTTACGTCGCTCGAGCCCTTCCGGCGAGATCAGCGCATGCGCCCAGGCGATCCATCCTTCCGGGCACCGCCCGACGACCGCAATGCCGAGTAGATCATCGAGCCCGCCACCATCGATGCCCACCACCACAGCCTCACTGCGCCCCAACAGCGTTTCAAGCGTAAGCCCATCTTCCACACCGCGGGTCCAGTAATTTGCGCCGGCCCAACCATCGGCCCTTAGACTCATTCCAATCTGCACATTGAAGTGTTGGCTCGCGATGAGTGCCACCGCTGCCGGCCCGTCCGCATCGGCCCGCACGATCTCGCGCGCGAGAAAATCCTCATTGGTCGAGCGCCCGAGATTGGGATTGACCAACGGCCAAAACCGCCGTTCCCGCCAACCGCCATCGCGCGCCAATCGATCCGGCAATTCATAGAGCACCGGCAGCATCGGCATCCGCATCTTGCCATCACGCACCGCGCGCGCCATCGCGAGCTCGGAGGCAAACACGCCACTCGGCGTTTGCTTGCTCTGCGTCGTGGTCTGAAACAAAAAACCATCCGGCCGTTTGGTCAACGCCCCGCGCAATTCGACAAAAATTTCGGCCGCATTCGACTTCTTGGCGAATTGATGCGTCTCATCGATCATGGTCCCGGTGCATTTCGAGCCGGTGATAATATCGGTATCCGCCGCCTTGATCATCAATGTTGCACCCGAGACGCGGTGCGTGATCTTGCGAATGTGATCCTGACAATGGAATAATTTCGCCAATTCACTATCGAGTCGGACCATTCCTTTCGCCTGCTTATAAGCGATGGCCGCAATTTCCATCGTCGGGGCGATAAACATAAATTCCGCTTCCGGCCGGCGATTGACGATCATCGCGGTCAGCATCACCGCACCGCCATTTGTAGATTTGGAATTACCTTTTGGAATAAGCTGGAAAACCTCTGAGATGTGTCGGATATTCGTTTGGATATCATACGATCCGAACAATGCCGCTACGATCGGATAATACCAATCGCCACAAACCTCGCCCATCGTCGGCGTGCCAATAACATCGGGCAACCGCAACCGCCTGAAGCATCGGACTGCTTTTCCCGCCTCGGCCTCGTATAGCGGCAAATCGGGCACCAGCGAACGGCCCGCGAGCAGCCGTTCCTCCCAATCCGGGCAGCTCATGTCCCATTGCTCGGGCTGCAGATCATCCGTTATGACGGCAGGTAAGATCTCAGGCGCACTATCCTCAACTGGCAGAAATTGAAGCATCAGTTCGCCCGGATCTCGGTATTCAAATCATTCGCCCATTCGGTGCTCGGGCCGCCAGCCGTCTTTGCAGCCTGCTGCTGCAATTCCTTGCGCCCAGGCATTGCCTCTTCTGGCCGTGGCTCAATCCAGCCAGCTCGCACCTTGAGCCAAAAAATGCACGCCGCCACCGCACCATTGCCATCGCCGAGGGCCTTTTTGTAAAGGCTTTGCGCCACCATCGAATTAGCTTTAATGGCACCAGTATCTAATTCATGCCGATACCATTTGCGCAATGTCGGTGCCGAAATTTCGATAACCTGGGCAATATCTAATTCCGGTATACCGTGGCTCGCCATCGTCTCGACCGTCTTGCGATCCTTATCGTTCGGTTGATGTTCTTTGCCTTGACTCATACGCGCTTCGCTTTCTCCCCCGTGAAATTTTGCCAACGCTCAATGCTGACATCGATATAAGCTGGATTGATCTCAAGCGCATGACACGCACGCGCCGTCATTTCCGCAGCGATGATCGTCGTGCCCGAACCGACAAATGGATCATAGACCGCCTGGCCGGGCGAGCTGTTATTCTCGATCGGCCGCTTCATGCACTCGACGGGCTTTTGCGTGCTGTGGCCAGTTTCCGAAGCACGATGCGCAATCTGCCAAACCGTCGTCTGGGTGCGGTCGCCTTGCCAGTGTCCGGTCTTACCTTTGCGAACCGCGTACCAGCACGGCTCGTGGTGCCAGTGATAATCACCCCGACCGATGATCATTCGGTCTTTGATCCAGACGATTTGGCATCGGATCGCGAAGGCGGCGGATTCGAGCGAGCCTTGCACGGCACTGGCATGCCGACCGGCATGCCAGCAATAGGCAACATCGCCAGGAAATAGCGCCCACGCTTCGCGCCAATCGATCCGGTCATCGTTGGTCACCGGATTGATTGCAGTCGCACCGATTGTGTGAGTGAGGCTTCCATCGCGAGATGCCCGATTGCGCCAATCGGGATCGTAATCGACCCCATACGGCGGATCGGTCACCATTAGATGCGGCTGTATGCCAACCAGCGCCCGCGCCACATCCTCGGCCTTGGTTGCATCGCCGCATACAAGCCGGTGTCGACCGAGTTGCCAAACCTCGCCCATCTTGGCGATCGGCTCGGCGGGCGGTTCGGGAACCTCGTCAGGATCGGTCAGCCCTACTGTCGCAGTCAGCGCCGCCAATTGCGCCTCGTCAAACCCGATCAGTCCGAGATCGAAATCGAGTGCCTGCAAGTCGCCGAGCTCGAGCCGCAATAGTTCCGGATTCCAATCGGCGTTGAGCGTCAATTGATTGTCGGCTAGAATATAAGCTCGTTTCTGCGCTTCGCTCCAACCGGCCGCCAACATTACCGGAACCTCGGCAAGACCGAGCTTCCTGCCGGCCAACACCCGACAATGACCCGCAATTATTCCCCCATCCTCCCCAACCAGAACCGGATTCGTCCAGCCCCATTCACGGATCGAGGCCGCAACCTGTGCAACCTGCTCGTCACTATGAATTCGCGCATTACGTGCATATGGCACAAGCCGCTCGATCGGCCACCGCTCAACCTTGTCCGCAGGCCAGCCTACCATCGGCTAAGTGCCCTTTTTTGCAGAAAAAAGTGCCTCGATGGG